ACCTGAGATCCGGTCAGTGCATTCGATCCTGTAGTTAAATACTTTCCTTCAATAGTTGTCAATCTAGTACTGATAGATCCAGATGCAGCAGAATAACTGCTAGAAACCAGGGCAAATGAAGCAGACGCTGTTGTAAGAGTAGATGCTGTAGCCTCTAGATTGGTAGCCCTTCCTGCAATTGATGCCGAGAATGTGTTATAAGATCCAGTGGTAACTACAGCTTCACCATTTACTGCCAAGCTTCCGGTAATTGTAACTGAACCGGTAAACTGATGTGTGTTGGTAAGTAGAGAGCCAAATCTAGTAGAACCAGTAATAAAGCTTACAGAAGAAGTAACAGTCTGTACTACTAGGGTTTGTGCCGTTAGTGTACCGTTAACAAGCAAGTTAGAGGCTGTAGCATTCTGACGAATTACAAAGTTATCTGCCGAACTTGCAGTTGCTGCAAAGGATGCCGATATCGCATTTAGTACATAAGAGGCACTGGTTGCAGATGAGGCGAAGGATGCAGTAGTTGCAAACGAAGAAGATACTGCCTGTAGTACGTAAGAGGCGGTAGCTGCACTTATTGCTCTAGAAGCAGTAGTAGCGAATGAGGCAGTAGTAGCAAACGATGCACTAGTGGCAAACGAAGAAGATACTGCATTCAAGACATAGCTTGCTGTCAAAGCACTAGATGCAAACGATGCTGTAGTTGCAAACGAAGAAGATACTGCGTTTAAGACGTAGCTTGCTGTTACTGCATTCAACGCCCAGCTTGAGGTACCAAATAGACTACCGGTCAAGTTAGTAGCTGTAAGAGGTCCTACTACTGTTGCACTTCCGCTAATATTAAATGATCCGGTTACATTATGTCTGTCGGTAGTAAGATTACCGATAGTTACTCCTGTACTAGTTACTTGAAGTTCATTTACACTAGAAGGAGCTACAGTCAGTGATCCTGTAATAGTTACGTTTTGATTTAGCGGATTTACAGAACTTGCAGTAGATGCAAACGATGCACTAGTAACAAATGAAGCTGTTGTAGCAAATGACGCACTAGTAACGAACGAGGCTGTAGTGGCAAACGATGCACTAGTTGCGTTATTTGCAAACGATGCCGTTCCGAGTAGACTACCGGTAACTCCACCGAAGATGTTAACGCTGCCACTCACCAATAGGCTTCCGGTCATTGTTACCGAGCCTGTGAATTGATGTCTGTCAGTCAACAAATTACCGAACCTGCTTGATCCGGTTATGAAGGCTGTAGATGCAGTTAGAGCACTTCTTACCAAGAAGCTATCGGCTGAACTTGCTGTAGCGGCAAAAGAAGCGCTAGTAACAAACGATGCAGTAGTTGCAAAAGAAGCGCTAGTAACAAACGATGCGCTTACAGCATTCAGTACATAAGAAGCGGTAGTAGCGAAAGATGCTGATGTTACAAAAGAAGCAGATACAGCGTTTAATACATAACTGGCTGTATTAGCGAAAGATGCGCTAGTAACGAATGATGCTGATACTGCGTTTAGAACATAAGAGGCAGTCTGAGCAAACGAAGCACTTGTTACAAATGATGCTGATACAGCGTTCAATACGTAACTTGCAGTTACTGCATTTAAAGCCCAGCTAGATGTTCCGAAAAGACTAGCTGTAACTCCTTGGGTAGCTACAATACTTCCGGTCACTACTAGTGATCCAGTTATTACCTGAGATCCAGATATTATGTTGGAACCGGTAGTTAAATACTTGCCTTCAATTGTTGTTAGTCTTGTACTGATTGAACCAGAAGCGCTTGAATAGCTGCTTGATACTGTAGCAAAACTAGCAGAAGCAGTAGTCAGGGTAGATGCTGTAGTCTCTAGGTTAGTTGCACGTCCTGCAATCGATGCCGAGAACGTATTGTAAGATCCAGTAGTAACTACAGCTTCGCCGTTTACGGCAAGGCTTCCGGTAATAGTAACTGAACCAGTGAATTGATGAGTATTTGTAAGTAAGGTTCCAAATCTCGTTGAACCAGTTACAAAATCTACCGAGGACGTAACGGTTTGTACGACTAAGGTCTGTGCCGTAATCGTGCCGTTAACGAGTAGATTAGATGCTGTCGCATTTTGCCTGATTAAGAAACTATCGGCCGAGCTTGCCGTAGCAGCATATGAAGCCGATATTGCATTTAACACATAGCTTGCCGTAGTAACAAATGAGGCGGTTATAGCAAAGGACGCACTTGTTGCAAACGATGCGCTAGTGGCAAACGAGGCTGTAGTGGCAAAAGATGAGGTTGTTGCAAATGATGCGCTAGTAGCGAAAGATGAGGTTCCAAATAAGCTGCCGGTAACTCCTGCTGAAACGTTTATACTTCCAGTTACCGTGAGACTGCCTGTTATAGTACTTGAGCCGGATACGATATCTATTCCTATTACCCGGAAGCTGCTAGATACTGCCGTTGAGCCGGTAATATTTGTTATACCTGTCAGTATGTTTGAGCCGGATAATGTTGTACTACCGCTCATGACAAGACTGCCGGTCATTGTTACTGACCCTGTAAACTGGTGTCTGTCGGTTAGTAAGCCGCCGAATCTAGAAGATTGTGAAATAAATATAAGAGATCCTGATATACCGGCACCGACTACGTTTAAGCTACCGCTTATACTAGCTGAGCCTGTAATGAGAAGGCTACTCGATATAATAGTTGAACCGGTAATATTCGTTATTCCAGTGATAATATTTGAGCCAGAAAGCGTCGTACTACCGCTTACTAGTAGGCTACCGGTCATTGTTACTGACCCTGTAAACTGATGTCTGTCTGTTAGCAGACCACCAAATCTTGTAGATTGTGATACGAATATGCTAGATCCGGAAATACCGGCACCGGTTACATTCAAGCTACCGGTCATTGTTACTGACCCTGTAAACTGATGTCTGTCTGTTAGCAGACCACCAAATCTTGTAGATTGTGATACGAATATGCTAGATCCGGAAATACCGGCACCGGTTACATTCAAGCTACCGGTCATTGTTACTGACCCTGTAAACTGATGTCTGTCTGTTAGCAGACCACCAAATCTTGTAGATTGTGAAATGAAAATGCCTGAGCCTGAGATACCGGCCCCTACCACGTTCAAGCTACCGCTTATTGCAGTTGAACCGGTAATCAAGAGGCTGCCGGAAATAATAGTGGAACCTGTAATATTTGTTATACCGGTAATGATATTTGATCCGGATAGTATTGTACTACCGCTTACAGATAAACTACTACTGATATTAAACGATCCGGTTACATTATGCCTGTCAGTGGTGAGATTGCCTATAGTTACCCCTGTACTAGTTACTATAAGTTCATTTACGTTAGAAGGAGCAACCGTTAATGATCCTGTAATGATCACATTCTGGTTTAGCTGATTTACTGAACTTGCAGTAGCAGCAAAAGAAGCACTAGTTGCAAAAGAAGATGTAGTTGTAAAGGAAGCACTAGTTGCAAAAGAAGACGTAGTGGCAAACGATGCTGATACGGCATTAAGTACGTATGATGCAGTTGATGCGTTATCTGCATAACTAGCTGTTCCGAGTAATGACCCTGTAATACCTCCGGATACTGCTATAGATCCGGTTACTATCAAACTACCGGAAATAATAGCGCTTCCTGTATACGGGAAAGTGGTACTACCTCCGACTGCAATCGTAATCACATTACCGGAGGTATCAACTGCAAGGCTAGCAGCAGCGGAGCCTGGGAATGCACCTGAGCCTGTATACCGATTAAATGATACTTGACCACTATGTAGGTTGACGCTCACAAATTCTGCATCACTACTAGCATTAGTACCTCTTAATATTCTAAATTTATCTTGATAGGTATCTACCATTGAAGCTGAGGTATACAATCCTCCGCTTGCCTGTAATAATACCTGACCGCCCTCACCTGCTCCGCCTGCTGGTGAAGGACCTAACACTAATGTATTTTCGGTAGATCCTAATGAGGAAGTACCTACAGTTAAATAATTTGTTATTACTACACTTTGGTTCAGTGTATTAACTGAGGAGGCTGTCGATGCAAATGACGCACTAGTTACAAAAGAGGCTGTTGTAGCAAAAGATGCACTAAGGGTAAATGACGCCGTAGTTGCAAAAGATGCGCTGGTTGCGAACGATGCTGATACGGCATTTAAAACATAGCTAGCAGTTGTGGCGTTTGATGCCCAACTAGCTGTACCTATTAAAGTACCGGTAAATGATCCAGTATAAGAACCGGTCCTAAATGATCCGCTCAATGCTGCATAGCTTGAACTAACTACTGCAAAGCTGGCAGATGCTGTAGTTAATGTAGAGGCTGTACTTTCGAGATTAGTAACACGTGTTGAAAGTGACCCAGAAGCTGTAGAATATGAAGCGCTAACTGCGGCAAAGGATGCACTAGCAGTTGTAAGGGCGGAAGCGGTAGATTCTAGGTTAGTTAACCGTACGCTATTACTACCTGACTGTGAAGCAAAGCTCGCTGAAGCATTCTCAAGGGTTGTTACTCTTGTACTGAGAGATCCTGAAGCGCTAGAATAACTACTTGAAACTAGGGCAAATGATGCACTAGCGGTTGTTAGTGTTGATGCAGTAGATTCGAGGTTTGTTGCACGGCCTGCAATCGAAGCAGAGAAGGTATTGTAGGAGCTTGTAGTAACTACAGCTTCCCCGTTTACGGCTAGGCTTCCAGTAATTGTTACAGATCCTGTAAACTGGTGAGTATTTGTAAGTAGTGATCCAAATCTCGTAGATCCTGTAATGAAGCTTACAGAAGAAGTAACAGTTTGGACTATTAATGTTTGTGCTGTAAGGGTACCGTTTACTAATAGATTTGAGGCAGTAGCATTCTGTCTGATTAAGAAATTATCAGCAGAACTAGCTGTAGCGGCAAACGATGCACTTACGGCGTTTAGGACATAAGACGCCGTCTGTGCTAATGAAGCACTTGTGGCAAATGATGCACTAGTTACGAACGAAGCAGATACTGCATTTAACACGTAACTAGCTGTTGTTGCAAACGAGCTACTAACTGCAAATGATGAAGTAGTTGCAAAAGAAGCAGATACTGCGTTGAGTACATAAGAGGCTGTAGCAGCACTTGTCGCTCTAGAAGCTGATATAGCAAACGATGCGCTAGTTGCGAAAGAAGATGTTGTTGCAAACGATGCGCTGGTTGCGAAAGAAGATGTTGTTGCAAACGATGCACTGGTTGCGAACGAAGCCGTTACTGCATTAAGAGCCCAGCTAGATGTTCCGAAAAGACTAGCTGTAACTCCCTGTGTTGCTGTAATACTACCTGTTACTGTCAAGGATCCTGTGATTGCTTGAGATCCTGACATTACGTTAGATCCTGTTGTAAGATACTTACCTTCGATGGTTGTAAGTCTTGTACTAATAGATCCTGATGCTGTAGAGTATGAGGCGCTAACTGCTGCAAAACTAGCAGAAGCAGTAGTCAGTACTGATGCCGTAGACTCTAAATTAGTTAATCTTACACTGTTGCTTCCAGATTGAGATGCAAATGAAGCAGATGCGTTTTCGAGTGTAGTTACACGAGTGGATAATGATCCAGATGCGCTACTATAAGAACTAGATACTAGAGCAAAGCTAGCTGACGCTGTTGTAAGAGTTGATGCAGTAGCTTCGAGGTTTGTAGCACGGCCTGCAATCGAAGCAGAGAATGTGTTATATGATCCGGTAGTGACTACAGCCTCTCCATTTACTGCGAGACTTCCAGTGATTGTTACTGAACCGGTAAATTGGTGAGTATTGGTTAATAATGATCCGAACTTAGTAGATCCGGTAATGAAACTTACAGAAGATGTTACAGCCTGAACTATTAATGTCTGTGCAGTTAATGTTCCGTTAACAAGCAGGTTAGATGCTGTAGCATTTTGTCTGATTACAAAATTGTCGGCAGACGAGGCTGTTAAAGCGTTGATTGCCCATGAAGCAGTACCAAATAAAGAGCCTGTATAACCGCCAGTTGCTGTTGAACTACCGGTAATAGTTTGATTACCTATTAAGGTGAATGAACCAGTAATCAAAGCCGATCCAGATGTGGTAGATCCACCGTACATTCTAACTGATCTATCATCTAGAACAGCAAAAGAAGCGCTGCTTGCTTGGTTTTCTACATAAAATGAAGCTGTAATTAAATTAGATCCACTAGTATATCCTTTTATTTGTAACCTACCTAAAAAGGAACTCCCTAAGTTATAACCTATACCAACATTACCAGTGCCAGTCGCGTTATTATTATTAGTACCTGCTTGAAGAGCTAATGTGCTATTACCTGTAGAAGTCACATAAGCTCCTCCATTTCCCCATCCTAATTCTACTGCTGATCCTGCACCGGAGCCAATTATAGCACTAGTATTATTACCAGCCAATCCCACAGCTAGTATTCTAGCTCCTACTGAATTTATTCTTGCATTACCGGTTACGTCTAATGTATATGCAGGAGATACTGTATTAATACCTACAAATCCGCTACTACTAATAAACATTCTAGTAGATCCGCTAGTCTCAAAAGCAAGATTTTGATTATCATTAGTACCAAGCAATGCTTGAGTACCAAACGAATTACCACCTTGTACAAAGAAATTATTTACTAGAGATGATGTCGGTACAAAAGAAGCAGTTTGTGCAAACGAAGCCGTTGTTGTGAATGAAGCACTAGTCGCATTAACAGCATACGATGCAGTCGCTGCTTGTATTGCAAATGATGCTGTACCAAATAATGAACCTGTAAAGGCACCATTAAAGTCACCATTGAATGATCCTGTATTAGATAAAAATTGGTCAACTCTATTTACAGTTGCGATAACTGATGGAATACCAGGATGTACACTTGATGATACTTCAGCTAATAATCTCATATCAGTGTCAGCTGAAGACCATATTATTTGATAATAATCATTAGCTGCTGATTGAACAAACCAATTCCACGCTGCAACTGATTTATCATTATTACCCGTTAATGTTACTGTTGTACCGGTATCCAATAAATCAATACCATTTTTTCTAATCCATATATCAACACTATCTGTGCCACTATCTGTCTTATCAAGTTGTGCTGAGAATTGAAGATTATATACACCAGCATTTTCTGTTTTAATGTAGGTGTTGAAAGGATTTGTTGAGCCAGATAGTGAAACTCCATTTGTAATTGCAATCTCATTAAATGACATTGAACGAGGAATATTAGCTACTGGGTTTGGTTGTGTAGTTGTATCATAAAAACTACCATATGATCCTGTTGCTGTATTAAAATTACCCGAGCCTGTTCCTGTTGAAGAAATAGTAACTTGGCCTTTACCACTTAATGGTGATATTGTAATATTTGGGCCTGCTAGTATCTGTGTTACACCGCCATTATTAGCAAATGATGCGTATGACGCTGTTAAAGCAAATGATGAACTTATAACACTATTTGATCCAAACGGACCATATACGTTAGAAGCTGTAACGAAGGAGGCGGTTCCTAGTAGGGATCCGGTAAAAGACTGAGCGTTGACGTTTGTAGTTACAGCGAGAGAGTTCAGTGATGCGTCCGATCCACTGAGAATGAGTTTTTTCCAGCTAGGCATACTATATTGTGACAGTTTCTTCTGCGGTTAGATACATACACTTATGCCGTGTATATGCCTACTTCCCTTACCGGGCCAACAGTGCTGTACATTATATAAATATCGGAGAATCAAGGAAGCTTGATATAGTAATCCTGTAGTTTTAGCACGAGTTCAAAGATTTTTTGAACGTGCTCTCCTTTAAAATGAGACTCTCTAATGAGATTTAAAAGATGCTCTACTTCGTCTTTTTTTAGATTCAAGACAGGTAAAGGAGCCGGTTTGGGCTCCTCTACGCTGTTGTTATTTGTAGTTACATTTCTTGCGCTAAAACCCATAACTATATTTTTTAAAACCTTATTAAGAGTAGATCCAAATTGTTTCATCATTTCCTATAAATATGTTACCTTTTGCTACATATCTAGCAGGTGCAGATGTTGGATTTCCACTTGCTCCTTCTACTACTGCTGCCATGAAAGCATCAGGTGTAAACGCACTCTGATTTGCAGTAAACGAGCCTGTCATAGCCCATCTCTGTGCTCCGCTGTCGTATCCGAAAAGTTCGCCTACGTTTTGCGTACCTTGCTGTACTACTAGACCGCCATCGCCAGTTGTATTTGAACCAGAAGCAAGAAGGATAAATCTATCTGCTACTTCTAGGTTTGTTGTTTGCTGGAAGCTTGCAGTACCGAGGACGGTTAAGTTGTTATTAACTCTTAAGTCGCCGATTACTACACTTTCAGGTAAACCTATTGTAATGGTCTGTGCAGATGCTGTAACGTTAATCTCGTTAAGCGTACCTGCAATGGTCAATCCTTGGTTAAGAAGATCAACAGTGGTGAAGGTTGAAGGCTCTGTAGAATAAGAACCGGTAAGTCTTAGTGTAGTAGCGATACCTGTCAATCCGCTACCGTCACCGGTAAATGATCCAGTGAATGAACCAGTCAAGCTTGAATTATTGCCTGTAAGGCGAATTGAGCTTGAACCAGAAACCGTTGTACCGTCATCAGACAGGCTGGTATTAGCAAATGCATTACCAGTCCATTTTGTAATCTTATCGGTAGTTAGGTTAGCGGCTCCAGAAACTGCTACAGTGGCTGCTGCAGCTCCATCGTAAGTAAACGCTGTAATACCGGTGCCTTGAGTCAAGTCAGGGAGGTTGGTGACTCCTACAAAACTACCGGCAAATGATCCCGTGAATGAACCGGTTAGACTAGAATTAGCTCCGGTTAATTGAATTGAGCTAGCACCACTTACTACAGTACCGTTATCAGTAAGGCTTGAATTAACGAATTTGTTGGCAGTATCGTCCCACTTAGTGACAGCATTTTGAGAAAGTTGAGCGGCACCGCTAACTTCTACCAGTACGTTTGTACTACCATCAAAGCTGAAAGCACCTAGACCGCCACCTACTACTTGAGAAAGGCTTCCTGTAGTTTTGAGAGCTAAAGAAGCAGTAAGTGCTTGTGAAGCGCTAGCAATGCTATTCATTCCTAGAGGGCCGTCCACGTTAGAGCTTAGAATATAAGACGCGGTAGTTGCGGTAAATGAACCAGTGCCTTGATAAAAGAATTGACCTGTTGCCGTGTTATAGGATACAATGTTAGCTTCATTTGAATTACTCAAACCAGCTTTCACCGATCCGGTTACTTCAAGGCCGTTGTTTGCTATTTTAAGACTCTGTAGTTCGGCTGCGCTACCCGATACTACGACTTTTTTCCAATTTGCCATTTTGCTTGTTGATTTTTACTTTAATAAATAGTTAATTTTAGTCCAGACCGACATATAGACTCGCAGAGGTGAACCATATAGCTCCATTTGGAGCTGTACCGGTTGGATCGAGAGATTGAGTTGCTATTTTTACTATACTCTCACTTACAGTTAATACCGGTTGTTGGGTAACTAGGTCTCTAACATTGAATATGCTGCTATATATGTCAAATAGACTACCTGTGTTTATAGTCAAATAATTAACGCTGCTAGACTTGACCGTAACTATATTTGTTTCTCCAGAAACAGCTGTGAAAATAGTTGATCCTGTGATAAAAAAGTTATTTCCGGTAAATATTAAATTAGCGGATGCGGTAGCTGAAGTAGGTGTTCCGTCAGATAAAATAACTCTACCGGGACCTGGATTAGCTATAACATTAAATCCTGCTCCTATTTGAACTCCGTTTACAAATAATGAACCGGTTATGTTTACGCTACCTGTAGCTAGTATACTACCGCTAAAGATAGCTGATCCTGTATAAGGAAATACGTTAGTTACGCCGCTAAAGTAAGAAGCAGTTAATGCATTGAGTGCCCAGCTAGACGTACCAAATAAAGAACCGGTTGCGCCTACAAAAAATGTTACCGAGCTTGAAAATTCAGCCGAGCTGGTCACTCCTAGGCTTCCGGATATTATTATATCACTGCCACTTACTCCGTTAAGCGCATATATAACCCTCGTGAGTTGATCGGCTTCGATTATGGAGCCGGGTGATATCCCTGCCAGCGAAATGGTGTTGGCCACGCCTAAGAAGTTTGATTATAAATAGTTCGTTCGTAACAACATCAACCCGCGCTACTGTACCTGTTCGGTACTAAACACTATTTTGCAAATACTATATGTTTTACCTGAAAGCTGAGCTATATAAGCGTTCAGCGAATCCGGAATCAAATAACCGTTTACAGTGAGGTCGAATTCAGTTCTCACAATCCTATCTTCGCCCTGTTCGTAGACTTGTGCGTCAGTGAAAGTTTCAGTTTTTGCAAGGAATTGAAAAGAGTCAGGGTCTCCCCAGTAAGAATTAGAGGCAAAGTTTACAGCCTCAATTAACTTATTCATCTGTTCTACAAAGTTTGTCCACATGATACAGGTGTAGTTAACTGTCACGTAATCAGGTGTTACCACTACTGTATATTCCTTCTGCGGCTTTTGATTCTGTAGTACATTAAAATTATCGTATATATTCCTACGAGAGAATGGTTTTTCGTAAAGTTGTACGTTTCTTGCAACATTACCGTCAATCTTATTTCCAAGAGTACGGTTTTGAACTACTGAAGATCTCTTAAAAACTAACAATGGAGACATGATTCTTGAGACATTATCCCGGTAGTATCCGTCTTTCTGAATTGATTTCCATTTCTCAGGAGATCCATATATAATCGGGACAAGTACCGTAGAATTGTTTTGAAATACCGTCAGCTTAAGAACGTTTGTAAAGTGATACATTATAGATTGATCAATATCCTCAAGTCCTATTGAGTATTTCTTGTCTGCTGTAGGTTCAAATGCAGTTTCATAAGCTCTATTGAATTCAGGTTGTCCAGGCTTGAACGGCTCAGAGAATACGAGATTAGGGTTTCCATACTGAGGATCAGCTGGAATAATGAGTTTATCCATAAACTCTCTCCTATTCTGTGGTCGTACAATTTGCGGCATACTAGAGTCTTTGTTGTGTTATACCCAGTCTTTCCGGTGTTGTCATATGGGTGTTAAGTATAATTGAGAAACTAGTACCAAAGTTGTTTAAGCCAGCTGAATAAGTGTAATTCGGATCTTTTCCGAGGAAGAGCTGATTTTCGTTCGTATTATCGACCTCGTAGTAGAGTTCGTTGTACATGATGATATCACCGGTCTCAGGTACTACATTAGCTGCTTTCAGGTCTGGTTTTAAAAACCTGAAATCTACCTCTCGTCTACTGTCGGGACCGAAATTATTGTCAGCTACGGTTGAAAAGTCTCCGCGCACTATCAAACAGTTAAGCAGCACTGGACCTATGTACTGTTTAACTAGAGCTTCACCGTACATATTTGGCGGGCTTGCAGGGAGGACTATCTTATAGTACCCGATTTGTTGGGTAACTACATTATTTACAAACTCGGCTGCTACACCGAGTTGCATGTTTGCATCCCTGACTGTTCCAAATAGAGCCATAATTATCCTATATAAACCATTAACGGTATGTTACTTAATGTATCACTTAGAGACTGGTTTTCTGACTGTTTTCTCTCAAGTTGCTTTTGTCTTGACATATCCTCAAGATCTAACCTTAATTTTTCACGTAAAGCCGTTTGCATTTCTTTACCGCGCGTAATTAAGTCGTTATAGTTGAGTGTAGCTTCCGCACCAGGAATGAGTACAGTCTGGTATTTTCCACGTACTAGACCCAGTAGCTCGGATGTTAGTGCAGCTGTATATTCTTTGATCCATTGCTTACCTGGTTGATTGATATCCGAGTAGGTGATTAGACCGTAAGGTGCGAGTGCGGGGTTTGCAACTAGACCTTGATTTGCGCCGTATGGACTGTTTTCAGTGAGTGACATCAAATCAGACTGAAAGGCGTATTGGATTGATATACAGGACCTGTAACCACCGTAATTACCTCCTAGAGGTACGGGAGTTATTCTCAAATTAGTTCCAATCAGTTCAAATGACCACTCAGGTAGACGTACGTCGTTTGACATTTCTAACTGCTGAATTCTTTGAATATCCCAGTAAATGGGGTAATATGTTGCACTGTTGTTTCCACCGTATCCCATACCGCCGTATCCGCCCCAATCGCCTGGCCATGCACCCGCACCTCCAAGTTGTGGATAGTAGGCACCGTAGCCGTATCCGTAAATTGCAGGCGGGGCTTGATACATTACTCTTTGAATGATAATTCTGTCTCCTGGATCCATGCTTTGGGATGCTACAGCCCAATCGTACACGTTATAGTTTTGTACTCCAGGTAAGAGGTCTAATGATCCGCTTTTCCAACTAACAAATCCACCTACTCCTGCGACTTGTCCATAAGTCTCAGAGATGTTTATCATGTTGGTTAAGTTCGGAGATACTACAGTGTTATTAAGTAGTGAAGCCGTTGGTTGACCTTCGAGAGTAAGGTAGTTGTCTTTTATCTTGAGTTGATAGAGCTCTTCAGCGTATATAGATACAGCTTCTTCAAAACATGCGTAAATGTTTAGATCGTCTAGTTCGACGTCGAGTACTGGATACCCTAATTTACGGGCACAGTAGTTAGCTACTTTTGGCCCGTCGTTTTGGTACTGGGGGTCGTTGTCGTAGAATCCAAACGGAGTACTTCCTGATATTGGACCTGGACTACCGTCGTAAATTATTGGATTTGCCATGTTTTCTAGTCTCTATGGTCTAAGTATACTTTCAAAATATCTTCCACGATTGGATCGCGGTGATTTGTCTTTAACGTTACAACTGCAAAACCTTTTACGTTTGTCAAATTGTTACAGATAAAGCCAAAACCTGATAATTTCTTGTCTTTTAGGTCGATCTGCGCTGTATCACCGCAAATAATCATTTTCGATCCTTCACATATTCTACCCAATATCAACTCCATCTGACGGTGTGTAATATTTTGACCTTCGTCTACTACTACACAACAGTTTGTCAAATTCCTACCTCTCATGAACGCCACTGGAATCACTTCAATCCTACCCTCTGTTATCTCTCTATCAATCTTCTCCTTATTATAGAGCCTATACATGTTATCGTATATAGCTGCAGTATAAGGAGCAAGCTTTGCATCTTTATCTCCAGGCATGAACCCTAATTCCTCTCCTGCAGTTACAGCAGGCCTTGTTAGAATTACCTTCTCAACCTGGCCGGTAAACAGTAAATCAAGGGCAGCTTGTGCGGCTACCATCGATTTTCCTGACCCTGCACCTCCTTTCAGAACCGTTATCTTGTTTCCAAGAATTATGGCTTTGGCAGCCTTTTGTTCTTCGTTGAGCGTAACTTGAAATTTGATAGGATTCTTAAGTTTTTTCTTTTTTGAAACTGTTGTTGTCACCATGCACAGACCGTTTGATATAAATAGTAAGCAGGAAAGAATAAAAAACCCTCCGAAGAGGGTTCTATATTATATATTCTCAAGGATTTATATCAGGGCAGGGGATACTGGTATGATCCAGAGTAGAGAACGGCTATACCGGACGACTGAGAAACTTCAGTGATTGCACCAAAAACTCCATTACCTGCTGTGAAAGAAGCACTAATTGGGCCGCCTGTAAGGCTGCTAAAAGATACCTTTGCGGTAGTGTTTGTTATAGGTAAATACCAGAAAGCGTCAGCTTTTGTATTTACTGAACCGCTTATAATTGCACCTCCGTTTAATCCGTACGGATCTCTGCTTAAATCTAGTAAAGTAGGCATTGTAATTTTAATATAAATAGTAGATTTGGGAATAAAAAACCGGCCTTACGGGGCCGGCTTTATTATTTAAGCTATCTAGATTGATTAGCTAGCTTGAGCTACCTGAAGGTCAGATACATATACCTTACCGTAGTACTCAGGACGAATCATCTTCTTCGCGTAACGAGTCATGATACCCTTACGTGGTGTAAAGGTCTGAGGATCGTACACTAGAGGAGTCATGATCAATGGTACGTAAGGAGCGTATACGGCACCGCACTCTAGGAATTGGTTACCACGGAAGCCCATAAGGATTGTGTTCTCGGTCATGTAAGGGTTCTTGTAAACCTTGTAACGACTGTTAAGAGCACCGATCTTCTGAACACCGAAAGCATACTTCATAGTGTCGGCTGCACCGTCTGTATCAGCAGCAAATCCAGGAATAGACTCAAGGATTGTAGCTACAGTTGGAGAACATACTAGGAAGTTAGCACCACCACGGAGGGTCAACTGATGGATCTTGTTAGATACGGCCTGAAGCTTGATACCCAAAGTTTGGAACCAAGACATCTGGTTGTAGTAAGCACCAGCGGTGTTTGTTACGTAAGCAGTACCAGCAGCATTAATTTGCTGACCGATTTGAGCAGACCAGTTAGCAACTGTCTGTGCATTTTCGATCAACATGTCGAGGATTTCTAGGTCGATCTCAAGAGAGATGTACTCAGAAAGCATACCAGTCAATTCAGCTTCAGCATCAAGTGAATGATAAGCATTCAAGTCTTGAGCGAATTCTGGAGTCCACTGTGCTTTCAACTTACGAGTTTTAGCAGAGATGGTCTCAGACTTCATCTGTACGTTGATCTCAGGGATAACGATAGAGGCAGAAGAAGCTGCGTTCGGGTTAGAGAATGGAGTAGGTGTATCTTGAGGAGCATCCTCGAAGTCACCACGTGTTTGGAAGTTAGTAGCTTTGTTATAGAACAATACTACGCCAGGTACTACGTTATCGACACCAGAACCAGACAATGAAGTCTGTACTGTAGCGAGTGTAGAACCGCTAACAAAGAATACTAGGTTAGCACCATTGATAACAGTAAAGTCATTGATAAGGGTGCTAGGAGTGATAGAAGCGTTGTTGCTACCAGAGATTTCAAAGGCACGAACACCGTTGGTATCAAGTACCAAAGAACCAGTATTGATGCTGATTTTGATCATCTTGTTATCTACTACAGACTGAGAGTAAGCTGAGTTAAAGTTTACATCCTGGTAAGTAGCGAGGGTAGCAGTAGCAGAACCAGAGAAGTAAGAGGCAGAGAACTGGTTAATAGAATAACCAAAACGGCCCTGGCCATAAAGACCACCTTCTGCTAGGTTACCGAATCCGCTGTTAGGAGTTTGGTTCAAAGTACCGTAAACTGACTGTCCTTTTACAAAAGGCTTAGGTACGTTGTTACCATACTGGAAATCTAGATAGAATACTAGACCAGCAGGAAGGTTCATTGGCTGAACGCTAACGAACTCTTTAGAAGCGATTTGACCGAAAATCTTACGAACAAGAGGAAGAGCTACACCAGCCCACTGCTCACCATTACCGGGAGTAAAGGTAGCACCGTTGGTTACACCACCACCAGTTGAAGATTGTTCAAGTACTAGTTGCTTGGCTTGGTTCTCAAGGATAACGGCCATATTGGTGCGGTCGTAATCTTTCAAACCCTCGAGTAGACCAGACTTGGCCCACTTCTTAGCAAGCTTTTGGCTAACACCAAGTTGATCTTGGTAAGGGTTAGCGCTTTCGAGGAGGGATTGTACTAAGTTTGACATTTTAAAAAAATGTTTGGTTTAAAAAAAAATTGTTTATTTGATTCCAGCAAGCTGTTGCCATCTTGTTACAAAGGCATCGGCTTCAACAATCGGACGAGCTGGAGCATGACCGATTGGTTTTGATGCGAAACCTACAGATTCTTTGATTGTAGACTTTTTAGTATCAGCACTCAAAGACTCAAGTAATGTTTTGTAAGTGTTTTCAACTTCTTTAACAGAGACTGCTCTATCAAATGCATTGATCACTTTTGTTTTTTGCGACTCAGAAAGGTTTTTGGCCTTGAAGATTTTGTTTACGTAGAGAAGCTTGGCACTAAACAAATTGATTTCGTTGAGTTCAGTCTTAAGAGCTTTGATAGTCTTAACGGCTTCTTTCAACTCTTTCTTTGTTTCGTCGTACTGTACCATGTGAACGTCTTGAGCTTTTGGATCAATTTGTCCGCCAGGACCAGTACCTTCTTCTACTCTGTCATCTTCATGATGCTTTTTCTTACCTTCTTCCATCTTGTGCTCTTCTTCTTCAAGCTCGGCTAGAATTTCGTCAAGAGAGATCTCTTCTTCTCCTGCTTCCATTTCTTCACCGCCGCCTAAGTCGGTTGCAAGTTCGGTTCCGGCATCAAGAGCACCGCCGCCACCTTGTAGTTGCATGAACACATCACGGATGATGTCTTTCAATTCGCCTACAGTAATGTCGACTACTTCTTGTCCGTCTCCACCTTCACCAGCTTCGATGTCTTTAGTAAGGTCTTCGCCGGCTTCTTCAGCTTCGTCGTCTTCCTTTTCTTTTTCGTCATCTTCAGCTTCGTGAATAGAGCTCTTTGCTTTTTCAGGATAACCATCTCCTTCGCCTTTGTGTTTACCGCCTTTTTCAGGGTAACCGGTTCCACCTCTAGACGTATGAGCTTTTTCAGAATAGCCGGCAGTTGTACCGACTTTCGCTTCTTCTAGATCAGCATCTTCTTCGAGGTCTGCATCTTCTTCGATCTTCTCTTCAGAAAGAGCATCTAGCTCGGCTAGGATCTCATCTAGTGTAGACTCTTCCATGTCGGCGGCTTCTTTATGCATTTTGTCTTTGTCATGCATCATAGCCTCTTCCATGTCATGAGCCTCTTCCATGGTGTCGTCCTCTTCTTTTGTGAGTTCTTTTTCCATGGTCTCCTTGATAAAAGGCTCAAAATGCTCGGCGAGAGTAGTTCTGGCGGCAGCCATTGCAGTCTCACGAACAGCCTTTGCGTCAAGGATTGCTTGTTTAAACAATTCTTGATTTTCCATCTTAAATTTGTTTCGGGGATTGCTAATTAGTAGGGTAGCAATATAAGAGTGTATAGAATACAAAATGCCATATTAGGATGGCATACGATCATAAATATCCCTGCCTGTACGGAAAACCTTGATTCTTAGTAAAAATTTTTACTACCACTCTATGAAAAGTAATTTTTCTTCTTTTAAGCGATCGATTAGAATATAAACACAGAAACGGCTAATCCTATAGTTGTTAGAATCTTCATCATCGCTTAGGACCTTAAGATCCTGTAGCATTAGTAGTGCAGCATTAGAAAGATCGCACGAAAAGGCTCCGTATTTATAAACGCTGAAATCTCTGTTACTAATAGTACTAGGATCGGTTACCTTAGTAATATCGTAACAGCCTCTTTTTTTTGCTATAGTAGATAACCTTTTTGCAATCGAATCTAAGGTAGGAATCGGTAAATTTTTGATTTTTTTAGCAGGATTTGAAGTAAACCCTGGAGTATCTGATAGGTCGATATCGGTTTCAGTAGATTCCGGCAGTCCGTAAGGTTCACCTAGAATAGAGTGAATAACTTTTCTGAACGTCTTTTGTATTTCAGATTGCATAACCTGCATTACTTGCTGTTGCAATCGTGGATTATCTTTTAGTAATGATATTTTTTTGTTTCCTCCTCCATGGTATAGTGTACTTATATTCATAAAGAGAGTGTCTTCTCCCCTTTCATCCTTTTGTATATCAATGTCTATAGAGGGGATATCGTCGAAGACGTTATCATCTTTTAGAGAATTACGTTCTCCTTCGGCGGCAACTCCTGCAAGTTCTTGCAGTCTTTTTATTTCATTGAGTTGCTGTTTCATTGATTTTACTTTATGCAGCAAACACCGCTCTGGGTGCAGATAATATCAGAGATTAATTTACTAACACTTGAAATCTTATCCTGTACTGGGTTATAAGACTCATTTAATCCGCCTATAGGTCTTACGTATGCACCATATGTAGATGGAGTAGATACAAAGTCCCAACAGATCAATTCTAGATCATCTTCTACTTGAACGAGACCTTCACCGATTGGTGATACAGAACCCATTGCACGAGATGAAACACCTACTGTGATGTTATTCATGAATAATTCACGTAAAATATTACCCGAGGGTGTGTCTAAAATTTCGAATTCGCCCATTAGGTTTTTATCTTCCCACCAAAGACGTGTAATATTATGGCAAACGTTCTTGAGATTGATAACGGATGATTCGGGGTGATCGAGTTCACCTAATGCTCTTCTCTCTCTAACCGGACCTTCCATGTAAAGTTCAACCTGTTTGGCTAGAGTATCGTAGTCGTAAATGCGTTTATTGGCGTTAGGTTTATCGGCTGCCTGTACAAGACCGGCTACAATAAGAGGAGCTTTTGGGTTTACTCTAGCCTCATGCAACTGTTTAGCTAAAGGTTTGAAAGGTAGATACTCTATCAGGACTTGTTTATTCATG